TATTTTCAGGATCCCGCTTTTAATGTAACTACTGGAACTTCTTCCTATGAAAATCAAACACAAGAATTTACTGCAGATGGTGGTGCAGGCGGTGTAGAACTTTTAGACTGGTATGAAAATCACAAGGGGCCATTTTGGATGTATCTTGCTTATGACAAGTACAGCAATTTTGGAAAAGATAATGCGGCTTACGGACATCTTGCACAATACAACCAAATCATTCAGGTTTATTTTGCAGACTTTAATTATTCTGTTGTAAAACGTGGTGGAAATAATTTTGATTTTTGGAATATTTCGGTAACACTGGAAGAAGTATAAAGTGTTTGTAAGTGAAGAATTAAAGTCTCACTTAGAGACATCTGCAACAATTCAAACAAAGTCATTAATTTTGGCTGAGTGGAATATGAATATGCCAGATAACATTTATAAACTTGGCAATTATAGATACAGACCTTCTGGAGCAGAAGCACAATTTCTTACATTGCCATTAGACTTTGACCAACTTGATTCTGGTAATTATTATACTGGTGCAACTGATGCAGATGTTGTTATTGATGGTGGTTTTACAAATGCTGATGTACCACAACTATTTACTTCAATAAAAGATAAAGTTAAAACAATTTATTCTTTAGAAGATTGCCTAAAACCATTTAGACCAAGATCTGGAATTAACAAGCCACTATTCATAGGTGGAAAATATCTTGCTAACTCAGGTGCTCAATTAGCACAAAGACCAAGATATTATATGCCATCAAGAGATGATGAATTTAAATACTGGACATCATATAGAACTGAAGATGGTACTGAATATGGTATTTCAAATATTGTTTCTAATGGTGTCTATTATATTAACGATGCAGTTCCATTTGTTGTATATAAAGAAAAGGTTCCAGCAAATAGACTTATTATAAAGATGCAAACAAACGTTGGAGACATTGACCAAGGGCCTTTTACTACACCTACTGGATCAATAGCAGACCCACTGTTTGGAGATGCAAATAGAACAACTCCAGCAAGATGGAGAATACAGTATTTAGAAGATAACAACTGGACAGATGCTTATGTTTTTACAGAAAATGATTTAAGAGAAGACGGGTCTCAAGTTATTGGTTCAGATGGATATGTTGAACTTCAATATGGATTGATTATTCCTGAAATATACAAAAATACTTTTGTTTTTGCTGAAACATTATCTTCAGAATCATTGCTTCCTACAGAGTCAATTAATGGTTATGCCTATCTTGTTATTGAAAATGATGGTGAGCGAGGGCAATTCCATATTTGGAATTCAACAACTGCTGAGTATGAAATGTTTACTCCAGAATATAATTGGAAATTAGGTTCTGAAACAATTACAAATCAAACAAGTTTTGTAACAGACCTAACGTCTCCCATTTCTTTTGACAATAGCGTTACTGGAAAAACGGTATACAGAGAATTTTCATACCTAAGTGGAATTAGAGTAGTAGTAGAAACAATGAACAAATTTGACTCTACGTTTGATTTAATTGAAATGTCCCCAAGACTTGTAGTTGATATTTCAGATAAGGCTATTGAATATACCGTTCGCAAGGTTTTATCAGATCTTGGAAATACATCTTTGCCTGTTGGACAACTTCTAGCATCTACTGGACAGTTGTCTATTTTTGATGACGATCAAGCATTTAACGACAACAATACAAACAGTATAATCTCTAATTATATAAAGAAAAACATTAAGTTTAATTTTTATGAAGTAATACTTGATGTTGATGGATTTGATTATTATGTGCCAGTTAAGACTTTATATTCAGAAGGCTTTCCACAAGCAGACATTACTGGTGGAACGATAAGTTTAGAGTTAAGAGATTTTTATTTCTTTTTAGAATCAATGCCTGCACCAAGAATGCTGGTTACAGAAGCATCATTGAGTTATGCAATTACACTTTTACTTGATTATATTGGTTTTAGTAATTATACATTTTTAAGAATAACTGGAGACAAAGATCCAATTATTCCATATTTTTTTATTGCACCAGATCAAAACGTAGCAGAAGTATTAAATCAACTTGCAGTTTCAACACAAACGGCAATGTTCTTTGACGAATATAATAATTTTGTTGTAATGAGTAAAGACTACTTAATGCCAACAGAAGAAAATAGAGCAACAGACTTTGTGCTAAGTGGATCAACAAATCAAACAGATTCTGGAGTTACAGAAAATGCAACATCTGGAAATCTTCCAAACATTATTTCAATAGCATCTCAGGATAAAAAAATATATAATGATGGAAAAATAAACTATACAACAAGATATATTCAGAGGTCTTATGGAAATATTCGTCAATCAAGCATGATTGATAGAGATAAAACATGGATATACAAACCATCTTTATTATGGGAAGTTTCTGGCACTGAGTCAACAAAAACAATAAATGAAGTTGCATCAAAACAAGGGCAGTATGTTTTGGGCGCAATGCCAATTAATTCAGACTTAAATAGTTCTGCTCCATCAGTTGTAAACCATGTTGTTACAAATAACATTATTGATCTTGGAGAAAATGCTTATTGGCTAACAAGATATCAAGGATATTTTTATTCAAATGGCGAAATTATAAAATATGATGCAGCAGAGTTTAACATCACTGGTGTTGGAAACGTATGGATTAGCAGCAATCAAGAGTATCAAAACTATTTTCAATCACTGCCGTTTAATGGAAAAATATATCCAACAGGATTAATAAGAATTTACGCTGTTCCATTTTATGAAACTATTGATGGAATAACTAGATTACAAAATGGAGATGTTTTAGAGCATGGTCGTGGTCAATTTGGAACACCTATAGCAACACACTCTGCTGGAATAAATAATTATTGGTCAAATAATACATATGTTCGTGGATGTGATATGCAAGCACAGTATTTATTTACTACAACTCTAGACTCTGAAGTTACATTACCAAGCACAACAACTGGTCCTGCTGGAGTAAATAATGCTTTAGCAACTCAAACAACCAGAAATGGTATTATAAAAAACTTTATGGCTACAAACTATTTAACTGAAACACAGGTAAACAATTTAAAGTCAACACAATCTGGAACAATACAGTCATCTGCCTTAGTAATGAATGGACCATCTTTTGGCCCAACACAAACACCAATTAATTTAGTTTCTTACGTATACAAAGAATTAGACAATTCTTATAAAAACTTTGGAACAAGAATGCGTATCGTTGGCAAGATTGAAAATAACGAAACACGTACTCAAACACCAATAGGAAGTACACCATACTTTCAGGTTAGCGGTACTGAGCCAAATCAAAACATAAGCATTGGTGGAGGTTCTGGAGGACTAGCAGTTCTTCTTAATCCAGAAACTAATAATGGATATTACTTTGAAATTGTTGCCCTAACAGAAGATAATATTGAATCTTATCTTAAAACAAATAATCAAGGTCAATCAGAAATATCAATTAATAATATTGTTTTTTATAAGATTAAAAAAGATTCATCAAATACAAATGCAATACCCGTAAAACTTTGGGGAGGTCTTTCAAAGATTATTGTTGACGATGGAAGATTTACTGGTCAATACAGAATGGCTGGAGAAGAAAATCCAACAGTCTATGACCTTTCAATAGAGTATCAAGACATTGGAAAGATTAGAAGGTTTTATTTATACATTAATAATAAATTAATTCAGATAGTTGATGACAAAGATCCTTTGCCAATTTATAATAATATGGCCTTGTTTACTCGTGGATCATCAAGATGTATGTTTGAAAATGTATATGCACTTTCTGAAAACTATTCTCAAAATACAGTGTTTACTGTTGGAGAAACTTTAGCATCTGCATTTGGAGAAAAACAGATTAATGCTAGTGATTCATTTAGAAAATATGCAATGAGTGGAATCATACAGTCAACATATCTTTCAGGGATTAGTTCTCAGCAACCACCAAAATATAATATGTATTTTGAGGAATTTGGAACCATCATGCGTGAATGCGCTTACTTTAATATCAAATATGATCGTGCATACCCAGCGTTATACGCACAACTTTCACCAACATTTAACAGAATAAAAGGCTATACCACATCTGGGTTCTATGCTGATTCATATGGAGCAGAGTTCTTAATATTTAACTCAACAGATAGCGCAATAAACCTAGATGAAACTACTGGAAATTATTTACGAATTCAAGGAATTACCTTTACTCAAGATACAACGCACGAACTAACAGTAGATGATTACTTTAAAAAACGTGGTAATTTGTCAGATCCAGAGTTATTAGGTAGTACGCTTACTCTATCACCCCTTGTTGAAAAAGCAAGGTATGACGAAATTAGATTAAGTAGGCTTACATATGGAAAAAACGAGTTTAGTATTGAAACTCCATACATACAAACACAAGATGACGCTGAATCTTTAATGGGTTGGATTATTAATAAGACTATGGTTCCAAGAAAAGATATAGGTATTAATGCATTTTCTATTCCAACTCTACAACTAGGTGACATTGTAACTGTAAACTATAAGAATTCAGATGGCTTGGATTTGGTTACACCAGATGACTCAAGGTTTGTTGTGTATAATATAGAGTATGCAAGAAAACTTACAGGTCCATCAATGAGTATTTATTTGAGTGAGGTGTAGTATGGGCGCATATGATGATGGTGGACAAAGACGTGCACAAGAAACAGCAGGAAACATTATTAGCAATGCAAGAAATGCTGCAAAAGAAGCAGAGGCAGCAGCAGTTGTTGGATGGGAACAAGTTTTATCTCGTGGTGGAGTAAACTCTCAAGGATACTTTAATGATGTTCCAGCATACCAACAATTAACTGCAAATGAAAGAAAATCTGTAACGCTTCCAAACGGAACAATTAATTCACAGGCAATGCTTTCAATTTTAAATCAAAAAGAGTTTGAATATAAAAATGCTAATGGGTTAATAGAGTTAGATAGACGTGGCAGCGAACCAGGAATTGACGCTGTACCAATGACAACATCGCTAATTAGTGAAATTCAAACAACAACTTTTGCTCCAGTAATTCCAGTAAAAACAGCATCAATAGACACTGTGTTATTTGATGATGAAACAATGCCAATAGATATTATGTCTGATTTAATATTTGAAGATATTGGTGGGCAAGAATTAATAAATATTGCTAGAAATGATATTGTTAATGGTCAAACTATTTCATACCAGCCAATCAAAAATCTATCTTCTTTGCAGCAACAATATAACCCAAACAACATTTTAAGCCTTCAGCAAACATCAGATAAATATTTTGCTAATTTTTCAATAAAACTTGACGAAAGAATTCCAACACAGGGTAGTGGTCCAAATGGAGAATATGTATATCTTGAAGAAGGTACAGGCGACCTGATAATTGAGGTAGTAAATATGCCAAGTAGCGAACAGGTAGACGTGGAAATTACTCTAGATGGTACAATATATCAGGCGGTATTATAATGATAACAAACACAGGTAAAAATATTATAGGTAAATACCTATTAGGTCAAGCACCAGCATATGCTTCATTTATTGCTGTTGGGTGCGGAGCCAAACCTCTTGCTACCGTTGATGCTTTTGGAGATTACACAGCAAAAGAAAATCTTGATCTTGAAATGTTTAGAGTTCCAATATCTTCTAGAGGTTTTGTAAATGAAGGCGGAATATCAAAGATAGTTTTAACTGCAGAACTACCAACAGAAGAAAGATATGAAATAACAGAAGTAGGAATATACTCTGCTGGGTCTAATCCATCTGCTGGATCATTTGACAGCAAAACAGTATTTTCTTTTACACAAGGTGAAAATTGGCAATACCACTCAGAAGCATCTGTTTCAGCAATTCCAACATACACATCTCCACTAGATGACCCTGAAGACGACAACGTTATTGCAGTTGTTGATCCAGTATTTCAAACAAATGCAGACAATACAATTTTTTATAAACAGTCTCGTGCAGATAGATATGAAAGATGTAGATTCTTAAATAATATTATTTTAATTGAAGGAGATGATGCAGACCTTACAATTAGTGAAGAAAGTGGACCAACAGCAGATCATTTTGTTGTTGAGAATGGATCAAACCATATACACTTAACTGGTGGAACTATTGACTTTACAAGAAACTCACCAATAGATGAACTAAGGTTGGCTTTTTCTTTAGTTAATAAAAATGGAGATTCTGCAAGCACTCCTGACTCTGTTAGAGTATTGGTTGAGTTTGCTGCAACAGAAGAAGTAGGTGGAGAGTTTGCAAGGTTTGAAGCAGAAGTTGTAGACGATAGTAGCGGTGGTGCATATGACTTTTCTACAGAAAGATATTTTGTTGTTTCTAAACAACTACAAGAACTATACACCACACCAAACTTTACTTGGAACTCTGTAACAGTTACAAAAATTTATGCATCTGTATTGGTTGATAATATACCATCTTCAGATTACTATGTTGCACTTGATGCAATGAGACTAGAAAATATTGCAACGGTAAATCCGCTTTATGGGTTAACAGGATATTCAGTCATTAAAAACACAGATGCAACCACTGTAATAAAATCATCCAACACAAGTAATTATATTGAATTCAGATTTGCCATAGGTCTTTCAGTAGATATGACATCGTAATGGCTGATCAAGGTATTAAGAAAGTTAGAATTCCTAAAAATCAATTGCCACCAGTTGGTGATGATAACGAACATTTAATAAGATATAGGGTTGTTTCTGATGATAAAAACAGAGCATCCCATTGGTCTCCAATTTTTGTTGTTCCAGCAGAAGATACACAGCAGGTTGACGGAGAATTAATTTATACTGGTGGTATTTTAATTGCTGTTTGGGGTGATGAATTAAACAGACCATCTTATGATGTTTTTGTTAAACTTGATAGTGGACAATATGAGTACCATGGAACATCTTCAACTCATACATATACATTTTTAAAAACAGGAACCACCAGCGCCAGGGTAGCAATTCAAGTTGAAGGTATTAATAAAACAAGAAATGCAGCATTAACAATATTTGAATCAAGCGTAGTATCTGTAGTATAATTGAAATAAGGAGATAACATGGCAAAAGTACCACTACCAGAACGAGGACAGCCGCTAGATGTTACATACATCTATCAGTTGGCAGACACAATTAACGACCTTTCAACACAGGTTTCTTCTGCAACCTATAACTATACAACAATTGATACAGTCTCTGCTGGAAAGCAAAACATTAAAACATCAGATGCTCGTGTTGTTGGCGGTTATGTTGAGGTTGCAAACAACTCAACTGTAAGTGCTGGTAACGAAAAAATATTTGCATACGATTTTCCTAGTGATTTTAAGTTTGCACCTATTGCAACTGCAACTGCAGTAAATATAGGAAATACACCTGCTGGACAAAATGTAACAGTAATTCTAAAAAATGTTACAACATCAAGAGTTGAGGGTCTAGTGAGATTTGGTGCATCTGGAGATTTATCTTTAGCAGTACACTTAATCATTATTGGTATTCCAAACTAGAAAACATTTAATGATAAATTGCAAAAAGTGTGGTGGTCGTTTATTTATTGATAGACAGTATAGCGGAGTTCAACATATTGAAACTTACTGTATTGTTTGCGGATCAAGAAGGTTTTTTCATCCGCCAACAGAAAGTGAAGAGGGAAGATGGTTACTAGCAAAGGAATTATTCAGAGCGAAGCATACAATAACGAGACTGTAATTAAAGGCAATAAAAAAATATGGTTTCTTAATGGTGATCTTGTTAGGCTCTATCATAGTTCCAGATCTACTGGTTTAGTTTCTGTTTATAACATTACAAAAGATAGACTTGAAACATGTCTACGTGCAGATTTTAGAAAAAATAGAGAACGTGCATACACAGTTGCAGAGACTGCTAAATTAGTTAATCGTCATAGAAAATATATGCCAAAATTAATTAAGACTGGAATGATACCCCCACCAATTGGTGCTAAGATAAATGGGGAACGTGGATTTAGAATAAGATCCTATTACTCAGAAAGCATGGTAAGGGATATACGTGCTATACTGGCTACTATACATATAGGACAACCAAGAAAAGACAAATTAATAACAAATAATATGACTCCTACAAGCCAAGAATTGACAAGGCGTATGGGAGACGGTATACTTACATATACGAAGACAGAAGATGGCAGGTTTATTCCTGTGTGGGCAGAGAATATTTAACAATAGAAATGGTGGGGTATGGAAGAAAATAACAGCACAAAGGTATCAGCAACGCTTGGATACACATTAAATTTAGGTAATTTCCAGTCACTAAGAGTTGATCTTGGGGTCGTTGACAATGTACGCCAAGGAGAAACAACAAATGATGCAATGGATCGTGTCTATACCTTTGTTGAAAATCAGGTTATTCAAAAGGTTAAAGACGCAAAAGAATCTCTTTTAGAGGACTAATATGGCTGAACGCAAAGACCGTATGGCTTTGCTAAGTAGATATAATAAATTTCATCTACAAAGATACGAAGCCAAGTCTAATATGAATCTTAATGTTGAACAGTGGGCAGCAGATGCTCTTGTTGAATCATACGGTATTTCACAATGTTATGATTTATTAGATTATTACTTTAAGATAGCAGAAAATCCCACTTGGAATTATTTTGCTTACAATGCAGAAAAAATTCTTAATGGTAAACTAGAAGTAGAGCAAGATATTAAAGAAAGAACAGAGCGCAGGGAACTAGCAAGGAAGTGGATTAGTGAATAATACAGAAGCAAAGTTAATTACTGCAGTATTAAATGATAAGCAAGTCCACGTATTACTACAAGCAAATATTGATAATCTTTTAAGAACTCATAATGATGTCTGGAATTTTATTAGACAGTATTCAGAAAACAATCAATCAGTTCCTCCAACATCATTAGTTGTAGAAAAGTTTAGAGACTTTACTCCAGTAGAAGGAGTTGGTGCAACAAAGCATCATCTTGAAGAATTACAATCAGAATATTTAAACGATAGCCTCAAAGATATTTTACGTAATGCAGCAGG